ATGATGGTCACGGTTCCAATAGTTCCAAGCAAGGTGTTGAAAGTGTTAGAAACACCGCCAGCTCCAAAGTCAGAGTGGAAGTCTAGTGATACAGAACCAGACTTGAGGCCACCGGTTAGTTCAGTCCAGCCAGATGAACCAAAATCGGTAACATCTACCTCTGCGCTGTTCAATACAAGCTCTGCTCTTGCGATGCTGCTTGATATGTCAGTGCCATTCAAAGTCACCTTGGTTCCGGTGGCTACAAATTTTGCCATTTATTTCTCCCTATGCGTAAACAGCAACCAAAAAGTCTGCTGCTAAATATGTTACATCATTAATGATTACTGAGCCAATGTTAGGCATATTTGCAAGATAGGTGTCCTGCGCGATTCCGCTCATTGTTCTATTTGATTCTACACCAGCTTTGACTGATGAAGTGCCTTCGGGTTCGATATACAAATCTAAGGCTCTCTGAGCAGCGCGCTCTGCTGCTCTGCCTACAATTACCTGTACCTGAAAGTTGTATAGAGTCATACCGCCAAAGTTGCGGTCATAGTCAGCGCTGTTTAAAACAACAATTGCAGCAGGAAATTGAGGGTTGTCTGGTATCTCTTCATATACCCGCAAGCCGGCAATAGTTCGCAGGTTAGTTGCTAAACCAACGCGCAGCTCATTAAGGGTCGCCACTATCCAACTCTCATTCTGCGGAATGGTGCAATCAAGCTAGCCACATCTGGGTCAATACGGCTGACGCGAACAACGCCGATGTCTCCAAAACCGGCTACACCCAACGGACTGTCATAACGCTTGAACTGCCTCTGAGCAAGGATTAGTGTTGCCTGCTTGATAGCTACAGGAACAGATGACCAGCCAAATGTTCCCGTTACCTTGACAGTTGCTTCCTTGCCGATAACTGTAAAGATGTAGTCACCTACAGCTCTAATCTGAGTCGCTGGCGAAACTAACCCACCGGCTACTCCGTTGAGTGGCTCTAGTTGATAATCGTCAGTACCCCAAGTGGTATCAAAACCATTACCATCGCTAGTAGTCATAAGGCTAGTGACGCTAACAATGTCATCAGTTTCGGTTACAAAATTATCGTTAGGTGTGTAAACCCTCGTGGCTGTTCCGTTGTAGAACACGCGCTCACAGTGTCCGTCAATCTGTCGCGATGCGGATTCAATTGCAGTTTCTAGCAAAGCGTCATCTACTGTGTCGGCAGTAGGGATGCGCATTGAAGATTTTAATACAGCTAGTGTCGTGTATCCATTAATAATTGCCATAGGTGTAGTTTACATCAATCGCTCTGACCAGCTTCGGGGTGTCCGGTCATTGTTGATTTCTAATGGTAGGTAATAGTTGAATGGCTTAGCGCCTTGTTCTTTAATCCAATTAACCAGAGTTGCAATGCCCTCAGTAACATCAGTCTTTGCTTCATAACCCAAAAGCTTGCGAGCTTTGTCGCTACTGCATAATGCTCTCTTGACTTCCTGCGGTCTGCCGTCCATAAAAATCGGGTCAAGGTCAAAGTCCAGTAAGTCTGCAATCATATGAGCCAGCTCAATGATGGTCGTGCTTTCCTTGTCTGGTCCAACATTTACTATCTCGCCATTTAATTCTGGAAGCTGACAGGCTAGGAACAATGGCTCAACTACATCTTCGATGAATGAAAATGACCTTGTCTGCAATCCGTTTCCATAGATAATAGGTTGCTTGCCCTGCAACATCCGGTTGGTAAAGATACTTGCTACATTTCGGAAAGGGTCATCATACTTCTGTCGCGCACCGATAATGTTATGCGGAACAATTACAGTCCACTCAATACCATTAACCTCGCAGATGTTGGCAACTAGCTTTTCTGATGACAGCTTTGCAATTCCATATGGGTCTTGAGGCTTGGGTTCCATATCTTCGGTAAAGGTGACACCAAGATTGCCATACCGCGCCATTGAGGAAAGGTAAATAAACCGCTTCACCTGATTCTTAGCAGCAGCGGTCACAGCGTTCACAGTAGCCTGAACATTGTTTTTGACAATAAGACTAGGGCTGAACACGCTTAAGCCCTCGTGAGCCAACGCAGCAGCGTGTATGACCAAGTCTGCGTCATTCCAATAGCTCTGGTGAATTATTGAATCATCGGTTAGGTCATCTAGGTACAGAGAAACCTTTGGGTGCACATAACTTGCGTCACCGCCGATTAGGTTGTCAATTCCTACAACCTGCCAGCCCTCGTCAATAAACTTGTCAGCTAGGTGAGAACCCAGCAATCCTGCTACTCCGGTTATGACTACTTTTCCCAATTGTTTTCCTTACGCCTTTGTGGATTCCATCTGCCAGCGGAATAGTCCTCAGCAGCTGCTTTAGTTTCAAAGTAAATTGAGTTGCTCATAAATGTGTAATTGTTTCGCTCTCTTAGTCTGTCATCGCTATTGATAGTTGAGCTGTTGTCATGTTGAACTTGAATGTCCAAATACTTTACAGGAAGCAAAGCGTTGGTCGCTCTTCTCATAAAATCAGTGTCCTCAAAATAGATTGGATAGAAGCTTTCATCAAACAAGCCAATCTGCTGAATGATATGAGTGCCGATAGCAAAGGTCTGCCAATGCGGAAAGGCTTTAGTTAAAGTTATCTCATCAGACTTTGCCTCGCTCAGCTTTTCTAAAGCGCCTGCGCCATAAACAGTATCTGCTGAGCTAAAGTGCCAAACATCATCAAGCCCAAAAGCTTTAATGCCTAAGTTCCAAGATGCAGCCACGCCAAGATTGGTCGGCATATCCAAGACAGTTACAGCATCTACAAACTCGTTGCACTTTAGGGCATCTAAGCCACCGCCATTGTCAATGATTAGTAGGTGTTCAATCGGATAGTCAATTGAGTCAACCATTCTCTGCAGTAGGTCATAGCGGTTTAGAACCGGCACTGTTAGTTTCATTTTGTCAACCTATCAAGTACAGGCAGCCAGTTATCTTTCCACACCTTTTCGACATCGAAACTCTTAGCGAACTCAACAGCCTTATCGCTTCTGCCCTTACCAGCAGCATAAGCTTGCTCAAGCGCTTCGACAATAGATGGCACACTTGGTATTTTCCACCAAGCGTTTTGTCCCGCATCGAACTGAGGCTGTCCCTCAACTGCCCAGCCATCGCCTAGCAGGTCAGGACTAGCAGCCCAGTTAGAAACAATCACCCTAGTGCCACAAGCCTGAGCCTCAATAGTAGGAACACCAAAGCCCTCGCCCAAGCTTGGCGCGAGCAGGACATCCATACCGGTATAAACCGCAGCCATATGTGCGGACTCAAGACCAAAGCGGTACTCAAGCGGGTGAGGAAAAATCACATCATCTTTACTTAGCCCAACAGCTTCGATTAGTTGAAGCAAGTTCCAACCGCCGGCAAGTCCTAGCGGTTCTGTGTGTAAGTACAAGAGCGCATCAGGATGTTTCTTTTTAAAGATTGAGTATGCCAAGAGATTCTCGCTGAAAGCTTTTCTATGGACAAGACCTGCGGCTTTGTTAGCAGCAACCATACCTACAACAAACTTGTCCTTGCTATTGAAGTAATTAGCTACAGTTTCGCCGGTAGGGATTTGAAAGGTTGGCTTGTAAACCTTTGTGTCAACCGCGTGAGGAACATACTCACATTCGATTCCCTGCTCTTCCATTTGCCTTACTCCGTGAGGAGCCATAGCGATAGGTGTTACATTGGGCTTGACAAGCCACTGCTTGACTTTTGGAGGCATTGTAATGTGGTCCAATGGTACCCAGCTACCGATGCGCTCAATGTCGTCATACTGCTTATTTGTCATAACCCAGACATCATAAAGAGTAATCAGAGCGGATTTTTTGTCAGGATGCTTTCCGGTGAAAATCTTATGGTCAACCGGACCAACATCATTAGAGTAAGCATCAAAGCCTCTAGGGTAATGAGCTACTTGGCCGTATGGCGTTTGGATGTTGTCTATCCTGCCCTCAAGCCCGTAGTTAGAAAGAACAGCGACCTCAGCGCCATCGCGCTTTAGCCGGTCAACAAGATGTGTTACTTGAACACCATAGCCGGTGGAAGTCCCATAGGAATTAGACCAGATAGAAAATGCAGCATTTAGTTTTTTAGTAGGTTTCATAGCAATTAGCTTAGTCAAAAAGAAACACCCCCAGCAACCTACAACTGGGGGTGTTTCGCTTAGTATGCCTGAACTAGGATGCAGCTCCGGCAAAGTACTTGACGTGACCAGCGTGGGTCAGGTTTCCGTCCACGCGCATAAGCACACGGAAGGTAGTGACATCGGTGTTGAATGCGTAGTCAGAAGACTGTGCAATCTGTAGTCCACCGGCCATACGCACCTTGAAGCTTGGCAGGTGTCCAAAGACAACTGACTTAGCAGTAGTTGCGGTAGCAGCCATAGCAGGGTTCTCAAAGATTGGGAAACCAGCAAAGCTGTCAGGCTGACCGACACCAACCTGATACAGGTAGTTGCCAGCTCCATCCTTGAGCTTGCGCATTGCACCAACCGACTGAGTGTTAGCCATAAAGCCAACACCAGGCAGACGGCGAGCAGCACCATCTAGTGAGTATGCAAGGTCAATTAGGTTGTCAGCGGTAAATGCACCGGCAACGCCAGTTCCACCGGTAACACCAGAACCTGCAGCAGTAACAACACCGGTAGGCTGGACAGTTCCAGTACCAGTAGTTAGAGCAGCGTTGACTGCGTAACCGATTGCGTTACCAGCCTGCTCAGCAATCAAGCTAGAGATGTCAAAGCCAGCATCGTTCAGTAGCTCATTAGCTACAGGAACAAGGAAGCTGTACTTGTAAGCACCCAAAGTGATTGAGCTGAATACAGGGTCAGACTCAGCAATAGCAGTTCCCTGACCCTTAATGGTCGCGGTGCTGTATGCAGTTAGAGTCGGGATGGTTAGTGACTCACCGGTGCTGGTAGCGATTACCTGAGAAACATCAAGCATCGGACCAACTAGGCGAGCTACTGAGAACACCTCATCATAGAAAGACTTTGGAACAGTGTTGTCTGAGGACACCAACAGGCGCTTCTCAAACTCGTGACCACGAACTTCACCACGCGCAATAGAGCGTAGGATGTCTGCGTCAGAGCGTGACTCTACAGATGGGCGGTAGTCGCGTGCAGCATCAGCAGCAGCGTTGAGGCGAGCCTCTGCGCGTTCTGCGGTCTGTACAGCGGATTCAGCAGAGCGGATTTCTTCCTCAATGCGGTTGATTTTTGAAACTTCCTCGCCTAGCAATCCACGCTTCTCGGTGTCTGCGTAGTCAGTAACCTCGCGGATTTGCTCCACTAGGTTTGCGATGAGTTCCTTTTGTGCCTTAACAAAAGACATATTTGGATTCCTATCATTCAATTGATTAAATGCCGCGCTGACGCGAGCTAACACCGGCAGAGCTGACTCACATCCAGTTGGTAAAAGTGTAGCAGAATAAATGACACCCGCTTAAAAAGAAAACCCAGCCAGCTTTTGCTGACTAGGCATCTTGTTGTCTAGCGGGTTTCTACCGCATTAATGACGCGGTTTTCGACCTCTGGCTTTGGATTGTCAATTGCAACAATTGCTTCTGCCCACTTTTCGGCAAGCTCTTTAGCTACACCGGTGTCTGGGTAGCCAGCGACCTGTAGGATGACCTGTTTGATTTGTTCTGCGGTTGCCATTATTTTCTCTCCAATAACCAAAGCTTTGCCTTGATAAGTTCAAGTGCGCCAAAGTCACCATCATTAGTTTCTTCCACCGGAGCACTAGCCTCTGTGCTTTCTTCTGGCATATCTTCTGGCAACTCG